ACCCTTGTTGTAGTACTTAGGATTAATATTATTCATCAGTGTGTTTCCCTCCATGTTGTTCCAATCTTGTAATCACCATCCAAAGGACAGTTTAGTTTAAAGTCTTTACCTGCTCTGCGTACACAACTAACTGCCAAGTCACCGAAGAAAGCTGCTTTACTTTCCTCTACTTCTACTTGTATCTCATCATGTATCTGCCCTACTATCTTGTAATCTATCTTGTATACCTGACTAAAATGGTCAAGTAATACAACAGTACGCTTCATAACAATAGCACCTGCTGATTGGAGAAGGGTATTCAATGCTGCGTGTAAGCTTCGCACATGTAATACCCTACCATCCAAACCTATAAGCGACCCACTATCAGCAGTCGTAGTAATTCTAGTTCGTAGTTTCTTAAGAGCTGGTGTATTTTTGAGGAAATCTGCCTTAAGTCGTTTACCATCCTTAGCTGTTCCTCCGACAACCTGTCCGATTTTTCCATCACCTGCTCCGTATAGGAACGCATAGATGAATGTCTTTGCTTTATCTCTAGTGTCAAGATTTGCAGCTCTTTGATTTGCTGTGTGTATGTCTCCATTGATAACCTCGTTAGTGTAGTCTTCATCATCCATGTAGTGCGCAAGCATCCTGAGTTCTAACCCTGAGGCATCCATACCTACTAGCTTGTAGCCTTCTGACACTGTAAACAATTCTCTACAGTCTTCACCATAAGGTGAGTGACTAGCAGGTACTTGTGCTAGGTTAGGTTTGGAGTGTGTCATCCTACCTGTTACAGCACCGCATGTATTTACATAGCCATGTATCCTACCTGTATCATCTACTGCATCTATCCATGCGCTGACTAATCCCAGTCGCTTCTGTAACATTAGGTACTTAGCTATGAGTTTACCTTCAGGTATCTTTATAGATTCTAGTACGGTTTCTGATATTATAACTGTACCTAGTTCTGTAAACTCTTTAGGTGTCCAGCCAAAGTGCTGTAGGTATCTAGCTATCTGTTGTCTACTACCTAAGTTAAACTCTGGGTATGTATCATGTCCCCATTCAGTATGTGTATCGTCTTTCCAATGTGCGCCTTTAGCTAGTTGATTCATGTATCTCTTAGAAGGAGTACCATCTTTATTCATACATTTATTACCGGGATGATTAAGCTCTACCCATACAGGTAGTGGTTTAAATACCTTACGTACTTCATCTTCTGCTATGAACATCTCTTCTTTAATAGAGGCTAGAAGGTGAGTAGCTTTTCGTAAGTTAAACTTCCAACCATTCTGTGTTTGCTTGTGAGTTATCTGTGCTACCTTATGTTCCATATCTAGTGCTACTTTAGATATCTGTTTACTTGTGAGTAGTCTATGTAGTTTAACAAGAACATTAACATCCTGCTTACAGTACTCACCCATCTCATCTGTATAGGTAGACCAGTCATTATAATCACCCTTGGGAAAGTTTAATCTAGTACCCCACGCAGCCAAGGAATGCCCTCCTGTCCTACTTGGATTGTCCAGACGACTCATCACTAAGGTATCTTCTACTTCACCCCACCATTCAAAGCCTAGGAGCTTATCTAGAACAGGTAAATCATAGCCTATAATGTTATGACCTACGAGTACCTCAGCATTAATCTCTACTAACCAAGCAGGGAAATACTTAACTCTATCAGGTGTCCAGAACTCAGACACATCTTGTCCAATTACCTTGGCAGCAATACAGTGTATAAGCGTAGGGTCTAAGCCATTAGCTTCTATGTCAAATGCTACCTTCATCCTCTTCTTGCTCCTCTTTTCTTCATAATAATAACTCCTCTAAGTCTACTACTACTTCAGTTAATCTACCTGTGTCGTTATCATAATGTATATGTCCTGTCTCTCCTGTTTCACCTGTGTACCTATTCTTAAGTACCCTTAGTTTTGTTACGTTCCTCATCCAGTCATCCTCATGTTGCTGGTTTCTCTCTAGTGCTACTACTATATTAGATAATTGCGCTATGCCTTGGCTTCCACGTAAGTGTGTAAGTGATATCTCTCCACCTTCTTCGTGGGTAACACCTTGCTGTCTACTTAGATGAGAGATAACAAATAAACCTATGTTGGTTTCTACTACTACCTCTCTAAGCTGTGTCATTAGTTGGTCTATACTTCTACGTTCATCTACCTTGGTATCACCTGACATCACAAGATTAAGGTGGTCTAAGATTATCCATCTAATGTTCTGTGCTTTAGCCATGAGTCTTATACGACTGACTATCTTTTCTACTGATAGTTCTTTACCTTCATATAATGACAATGCTTCTTCACCATCTTCTCGTTTGAATAACTTATCAAAGGCTGCGGTAGCTTGATGCTCTGGATAGTTTTGTCTGACTTCATCTAGGTGATAAGGTACTGATAGTTCTATACCTACTAAGCCATCAATAGTACGCTCGGTAGTTTCTTCTAGATGTATGATGCCTACCTTATCTGTAGTAGTAGTAAGTAGGTGGTGTTCTAACTCTCTGATAACAGATGACTTACCCATACCTGTACCTGATGTGAATGTAACTAACTCACCTAATCTAAAACCTTTAGTCTTTTGATTAAGACACACCCAAGGATAAGGTATTGATTGTACATTCGGTCTACTTATCCAGCTATCTTTTACTTCTGTCGCACCTATTATATCACTAGGCATATAAGTTTTAGCTCGCCACCAACAGTTCTCTAAGTCTTTAACTAATCCTGCTTGTAGCATATCACTTACATCTTTGTAACCATCTGGATAAGACATTATCTTTATCTTATCTGGACTGAATATCTCTAGTGCTTTATCAATAGCTTCTTTACCTGCTTCATCCGCATCAAAGGCAAGTACTATCTTATCAAAGGAATCAACAAACTCGAATGAATCTTTGAGTGACTTGACTACACTTTGCGCACCATTGCGTAAACTAACTGTCGCCCACTTGCCATTGAACACTTCAGCTAGTGACATACAATCTATCTCACCCTCAGTGATAGTTAGGTACTTACCTCCAGCATCCCATAGACATTCACCGAACAGACCTACATCTTTAAAGCTGCCAGTTATGTGGAAGTTTTTAGTAGTTACATCTCTTGTCTTCCAAGCTGTAATCCTACATGACTTATCTGTGAATGGGTAGTGGTGTTTGATTACCTGACCGTTAGTGCCATACTCTACCTTGACTTTATACTTGGTAGCTATGTCTTTGGATATCTTCCTGTCGGTTATGGCTGCGTGTACACCTTCGACTGCTGCTTCTGTGTTCTTCTTGAACCTAGGTTTGTAGCTTGCTGGTGTTGGTGTTGTGTTGTTGTCCTCAAATACATGGTAGTCACAAGCAAAGCAATGTTGCGCTCCGCTTTCATATACATGTAGGTTGTCACCTTTGGTGTCGTTGCCTAGTTCCCTACATTTAGGACAGGCTTCTTTATGTTCTTTCATATCCTCCTCCAAGGTTATAGTTTTATAGTTGATTACTTAGGGTAATCAATCCCACATACTTTGAGGAGGAGGGAGGCTGGGCATGTGAGCCAGCTACCTCTTCTCCTTTAGTTATACTGGACTTGAATCAAAGAACTGGTCGTCAGCTTCTTTCTGTCCTTCGTATCCCTCACCTACTTCTAATAGTAACACTCGCTTGGCATATGGAACCATGCCTGCTGTCGGGTGTTCTTTAGTAGTAAACTCTACTCTAACTGTAGAGCCACTAGGTATTTCATCATGCCAACGCTCGTTCTTTCCTGTAAAAACAGGTATATCATAGCGACTAGTGAACTTTCTTATTGGCTCTCCCTCATACTCTTTCACCTTAACTCCAGCTTGGTCAAGTATATTTGCTGCTTGTTTATCCAGAGTTATCTGTAAAGAATACTTATCAGTTGACTGCCCTTGGTAGGTATCGAACTGAGTAAGCGCGGTGTTAAAGATAGTGGTTCCTTGTACTAACATATTATCTCCTATGTTTTATTAATAATTAAACTGCCATTCTAGATTGGCTACACAATCAGCATAACCAATCAGGTATATCTCTTTGTTAGCAGCTTCTTCTTTATTATGTAAGGTAAACTTTCGCACAGGTCTATCATGTCTACAGTCAAGCCATCCGTGTTTATAATACTTAGGCTTGTCACTTAAATACTCAGACTCATCCTCTAAATTTACCATTTCATAATTCGTCATTAGTGTAGCTTACCCTCAACATGTCCATCTATAAAGTTAAGACCTGCTCCTTCCATTTGATTGAAAGGTAATTGCTCTAAAGCAATAGTCAATAACTTCTCTGTTGAGAAAGCTTCTACTTTATCATAAGCTTCTTCTACACTCTTACTAGGTACACCTAACATAATATCCATGTTGACTACTACATCGTGTATCTTTTCTTTTGCCATTTAACACTCCTATTTTAACATAGTATTTAACTATTAAACTACCACTTACCAAACAAAAGTTTAAATAACTCAGGTGATAAATCCTTGTATGTTTCCTCAAACGCAGGTAGTTTATTACCACGCTTAACATACACAGGGATAGACAACTCTTCTATGTTTTTAATTCCTTTACTCATTCTATACCAGAGTTTCTTTCTGTCTATCCCAGTCACATCTTCTAACTCTTTGATAGTATATATCTTACCATCATCAAGAGTATATGTTTTAACTATCTTCATCTTCCTCCTCATCTCTAGGTTTAGGAATCATGTGAGGATTCTCTTTTTGATAGCGTTGCCAATGTTTCATTGAAGGCTCAAGTCCTTCTTCTTCTAGCCATAATACATATGCT